CCCGCAGCTAACTCAGGTTGCGTAATCGTAGAGTCTGGTAAACCACCAGCAACTAAACCTGTAATAGTGCCACTCCCGTTAATTGTCATTGTCATATCTATTCCTTATGCTGTAAATGTGCCTGATGAGGTAAAGGTGTGAACAGTAAACGTAGTCCCACCAGAAGTGTAGCTAGTGACCGTTCCGCCAGTTGCACGTTGTGAGCCAATGTAAGACAAGACAACGATGCCAGAGCCGCCGTTTCCACCAGCAGCACTAAAGTTACCGCCGCCTCCACCTGCGCCACCTGTGTTTGCTGTTCCTGCTGTACCTGCTGCGCCTGAGTTGCCTCCTGCACCGCCTCCGCCTGCGCCACCAGTACCGCCAGTTCCAGAGGAGTTAACGCCTCCGCCACCACCGCCGCCGTAACTTACAGCAGAGCCACTAATTGATGAAGATAATCCTGCTCCACCTGCGCCACCCAAGCTGCTACCGTTTCCAGCCGCACCTGCTACGCCGCTACCACCTCCACCGCCTCCGGTGTTAATTGAGCTTGTAACGCCACCACCACCAGAAGTTCCTTGTCTGGATGTACCTGCGCCGCCACTAGTGTTCACTCCATTGGATGCGCCACCGCCGCCTGACCCACCAGAGTTTCCGTTAGAAGTACCAGAACCACCTCCACCACCACCAGTTGCAGTTAATCCAAAAACTGTAGTGTTTGAGCCGTTAGAGCTACTTCCAGAACCACCTGCTCCAATAACAATTGAATACGCAGTTGAGCCTACAGCAGCAAAAGCATCTGTTAAAACGCCTCCAGAACCGCCGCCACCGCCTACGTTGCTTCCACCTGCACCGCCACCAGCCGCAATGACGTAATTAACAAAGTAAGTAGAACCCGCAAGAGCAGACCACGCTGTTCCGTTATAAACCTCAGTTGTTGCGGTTGTAGAGTTAAACCGCAATTGACCCGTTACAGGACTAGCTGGACGTTGCGCTGTTGTTCCTACTGGTAACTGAGCAGCACCCGTAGCAGAGTCAGCATTAATCAAAATACCCGCAGCAGCAGGTACGGACATCACAAAGTTGTTTGCAGTATCAACAGCGTTCAGAGTGACTGAGCCGCCAGCGGGTGCATTTAGTTTGATTGAACCAGCCATATTAGCCCCAAGAAGTTCCGTTAAAAACCTCTACGTTACCCGTAGTGGTGTTGAATCTAATCTGACCTGTCACACCTGTTGGACGTTGTGCAGTCGTTCCCAATGGTAGATACAGACCGCCAGTAGACGAATCAGCGTAAGACAACACACCGTTTGCAGCAAGAACATCTACATTGAGGTTCGATGCTGTGTCTACGGGGTTGATTTCAACCGTTCCAAGCGCAAATGCTTTAAGTTTTAGACCCATTTTAGATAATCGCCCAAACAGAACCTGCGGGAATAGTAACCACCGCACCCGCATTGATGGTAATCGGGCCAGTAGACATTGCGTTGCTCAAAGACGGTATCGAATAGCTTGTAGTCACAGTTTGACCGTTCTCAATGAAGATTTTATCGCCACCAGCACCAGTTGCACCACCACCAAAACCAACAGATATAAGCTGAAACTCAGTACCGTCATACAAAATAACAACAATGTTTCCAGCTACTAAATCACCCGCTTGTATTGGGTCAGAACCGTTGCGTAAAATGTTTTTGACACCTAAACCGTCAATATTGATTGTAACCGCTGCGGTATTCGTATTTTGCACGATAAACGAATAGATTGCACCTACTGTGTAAGCAGCAATCGGTGGTGTCAACGAACCAAGCAAAGCGTTTGTTCCAGTTACAGTCATGTAGCTAAATGAGCCACCCTGTAATTGAGCTAAACGAACAGCGTCATTGGGACTAGTCGCAGCACCAAGACCTGTAAGTTTAAATCCACCCATAGGGATATTAGCGGAAGGTGTAGATTGACCGTCTTTAGTAATCGTATTGGTCAAACCGTTTGCTAAGTCAGTAGTCAGCGCATTGAATGCGGTTGAACTGATAACCGTACCCGGCGTTACAGGTTGACCCGCTGTGTTAATTAGAAATACTCCATTCCCGTTGTAGCTCATCGTATACCTCTGTTATTGACCAATTTGCCGCAACAAATCAGGGTTAGATAAAAACCCTGCATAAACTGAAGCAGGAACAGCCCGTTGACCGAGCGAAATGCCGGGCGTTTCATTTGCTAACGCTTTAGCCATATCAAGTGCTTTCTTTTGATCTGATGCATTAATGTTGCCTTGCAATAGCTTTTTTCCAATTGGTACTGCAAGGGTTGCAACTCCGGGGAAACCCATTCCGACAGAATTGGCAAGAACATCAATACCAGCACCAAGCACCAAAGCACCAGAATTGCTGTTGTTAACAGCCGAGCCTTTAGGCTGAAGCGTCATGTATTCAGCAACTCGTCCCAAACGCTTTAATTCTGTTATTTCTTCTGGATTAAAGAACAATTCTAGCTTTTTATCGCCAATGTCTTTTAATGCTTTGTTGTAGGTAGTAGCACCAAATGTGCCTGTTTCGTCACTTCTGCCGCCTAATGCCCTGTCTTTTAAATGGGTCAAAATAGCGTTTTTAGTAGCTGCGGGGTCACCGGATTTGGCTACAGCTTGAGCGTCTGCAACGTCACCTGACAACACAAATTTGCGTATAAATTGGTCTGGCTGCATTCCGTTTACGGTAGCCTCTACGGGTTTAGATGATTCTACCCATGCCATACGCAAACGATGTGATGCTCTTGCTGCGTTTAAAGCATCAAGCAACTCTTTTGGTTGTGCATCCGCTGCTCTTAGTGCTGCACCAGTTTCTGCGGTAACTAATCCGCCGCCTAAATCCGCTTTTATTGGTTTAATTTCCGTTTTATCTATTGCATCACGAACAATTTTAAGCGCACCCTTGACGTTTCCGTCAGTAGTGGAGCGTGACGCTGTTGCGATAGTGGTCATTAAGTTATCAAGCGCATTTACATCAAATGGCACAGGAAACGACTTACCATCAATAGTTGTTTCGCCTTTTGCAATAGCATTAAGCGTATTTCTAATTTCTGCTGGCAAAAATGCGTTTTTGTTTTGTGCAGATAAAGCTGCATCAATGTTATTTATTAGTCCAGAACGATCAAGCGGAATAGTTCCACCAGCGGTGTCTTGTGCTGCCTTGTACAAAGCAGACGTTTCAGCCTGTTTTGCAGCATCCATAGCGGAGATTTTGCCTACGCTTGCTTCACCTGCTTCCATCAAATATGGGGCTTGTACGTTACCCGCACCACGCTGATTTAAAGCGTTAATTAATGCTTGATTGTTTTGATTCTGTACGTTTCCAAGGGTTTGTAAATTAATGTCTTGTGAGTTCATCCCTGCTTTTGCAAGGTTTTGCTCAAGAGTAATTTGTCTTGGGTCAAGCGTTACCATGCCTTTTGTTGGCGTAGCACCCTCAATCATGCGGAAATCTAGCAGTCGGCGCATAGCGTCACCACCTAAATCACCGCCTGTTTTCATAGCGTTTTGTACGTCAGCCCGTAAAGACTTTTGCACTTGCTCTGGCAAACGACTGAAATCTAGTCCAGATTGACCAAGTTTTAACGTAATAACTTGATCTACCTCTGCAATGCTGGGTTCTGGTTTAAATCTCTGTGTTGCACCCGTAACGCCTGCTTTTAAACCACCAACCGCTAATGGTGCAACCATGCCACCAACAAGTGAAGCACCAAGCTGTTGTAATGGATCGCCACCAGCCTCACGAACAGAGCCACCACCGTAACCACTACCCGCAGCCGCTAGTGTCTGCAAAGATGGGTTAGCAGCTAATTGACCCGCTACGTTACTTGTTACGCCTGTAGTTGCTTTTTGTACAGCAGAAGCCGCAGGCATGAAACTACCCGCAGAAGCCATAGAACGTGCAACATCGCCCACAACTTCTTCACTTGGTAGTACGGTAGCCAATCCTGTCGGTCTGTCCATAACGGACGTTTGGCGAGGCTTTGGCAAACCAAGCAAGTCAGCTAGTTTTTGTCCCATGGTGGACAGCGGCATGGGTTCTGGCCCACCCGCCGCACCAGATATAGCACCAACAGCTTGCCTTAAAGGTTCTACAGGAACGCCTAATGTATTAGCAGTTCCTTCAATGCCATAACGTGCAGTTAAACCTAACTGTCTTGGAGCGTCTTTAAGCGCAGAAACAATGCTTTCACCAACACCCATTTTAGGTGCAGGTTCTGGTGGCGTTGACGCATGAAATTTATTGGCTAGTTGCCACGCTTCGGTTTCGTCTTTAGCGTCAACCTCGTAGACTTCTTTGCCAATCTTGACTTCAAATGTTCCGCTGCTCATTATTGCCTCGGCGTTATTCTACGAACCGCACCCGGTGGAGGCTGTGCGCCACCTTGTGCATATTTTTGGTTTAAATCAATAATTGTATTTAACGATTTAATGCGAGTTTGGTAAGGAATGTTACCGTTAGCAACGTCAGCAGCCGCTTGTCTATACAATTTTACGTCTGCATCGCTTTGTGGGCCTTCCATTCGAGGGACGTTAGATACTAATTGTGCGCCAATAATCCGCAATTGACCATCAGCAGCAGATTTGTTGGTTGGAATACCAGCCGCATCCGTTGCCATTGTTGCTAGATTACTAATTGCGCCAGAAGTTGCATTTGGCAATATTGCTTGCGCTCGTTGTGCCAATTCAATCATTGATTGACCTTGAGCTATTTTTTTGTCAATTTCAGCAACTAATGGTGTTCCGGCGGCGGATAACTCAGCAACTCTAGACTTAGGAACTAAGATTTTTTGTGCAGAATTATTAGGATCGGGAGCAGTAACAAAATCAAATTCTGCTCTTGCGGCTTCTACCGCCCCCGCTTCTGCGCCTCTAAATTTAGCGTTTAGTTCTCTAGCTTGTGCAATTGGCATCGCTGTGGGTTTACCATCAATGAGTACATTTACTGTGCCGGGTTCTGGTGCTGGCATTGCCTGTCTAATTCCTGATGGCCCTTCAATGGTTGAGTTAGCTCCAAAAGATTGTGTAGCAAGTTTGTCAATCATTCCTTGCAAAACATTTCTATCTGCGCTGCCCTGTGGCAATCTATCTCGTGCGCCAATCAACTTTTCAATTTCTGTTGTTCCCGCTTGCTCGTACTTTGACAGATCAAATGTGCCACGGTTATTAGGCTGCACCCATTCCATTTGATTTGTTTCTTTGTTTCTTACCCACATAGGCTGCATAGAAGTAGGCATATTTACCGTAGTTCCGGGTGGGCGCATAGACATTCTAAAGTCTTGCAATGTGCCTTGGAAACCTTGCTTATCTCTTGCGTACTCGTATTCTTTAATAGTAGAAGGTGCTTTTTGCATATCTTCTAACATGAATTTAGCAGCAGGCGCAGAGTAAGGATTGCCGCCAGTAAGAATTTGAATAAGTCGTTGTTTCTTTTCAGCCTCACCTAATGGCATAGCTGGTATAGCTGCTCTACCGGGTGTTCCCGCTATTTCTACGTTGCCAGAAGCGGCAATGGGCAAGTTAGGATTGTCCTCAAAGTCTGCACCCATTGGCGTAAACGATGTTCCGGGAGTCGGTGCAATAGCAGGTTGTGCAGGCGTACCCTCAAGACCGGCAATTTGTTGTGCGGCATCGGTTTGCATACGTTTGCCAATTTCCGCCCTAGATTGGTCTGCTTTATCGCCTGCGGTCATGCCAGCGTACATTTGCAGAACTTTAGCCAAACCTTGTAACGGGCTAATAGGTGCTTGAAAACCTTGGAAGCTATTAATTTCCATAGGCTGCAATGCTTGCTGCTGCATGATTTGCGCCATGCGTTCCCGTCTAGCAATAGATGACAGCTCTTTGTCATACGGGGTTGGCGTTCTAAATCCGCCTTGGGGTTGATTAAATACCATGATTAGCCCTGTTAATTAGTCACCGTACTGCATACCAGTTTGTGGCATAAAGCCCTGTGGTGCTTGCGGCACACCGCCTTGCATTTGCTTGTTACGCATATACATTTGCATCATTGCAGGGATGTCTTGCATAGGATTTTGCTGTTGCGGAGCTTGCATTTGTTGCATTTGCATATTTTGTTGCTCTTGTTGCTGCAAAGCCTGCGCCATGCGCTGTTGTGGGCTTAAATTCACATATTGATTATTCATTTCAGCTTCCCGTAGTTAACCATCATGTACCCGCTTGAGTGCGGAACAATTGCATCAGGCATTACTTTGGCGACTTCGTCTGCCATTACGCCACGCTCACGCCTATCAAAAATATCATATTCGTAAATTCCGATGCCTAGCGGGTGTTCGCCAACTTGTACGATGTTTGATTTTAAACGTCTGTCGGAGAAGTACATTGCGCCAGCCATTCCTAGCGAGGCAAGTCCTTGCGTTGTTGCGTTATTGCCTGCTTGCTGTATTCCGTAATTTTGCATAGCAGCATTATTTGCAGCTTGTGTGGCAGCAAATGTCGGAGCAGGAGCTATGTTTGTGCCTTGGTATCCTGCAAACTGCGGTAACTGAATTTGTGAGCCACCCATTAAACCGATAATTTCATTTAACGGTTGTGAGCGTAATGCGAAGTCTTGTGCAAGCTGCTGTTGTTGTGCTTGGTTAGCAAACTGCGCTCTCTGCAAACCTTGCGAGAAATCTTGACCTAAAGCAGAGTTGTACAATCCAGCACGATTAAACTCTGTGCCGTAATCTTGACCTAGAGCTTGGTTGTAAAGACCAGCACGACTTAATTGCGCTTGGTTTTGGAATCCACCAATGCCTAGTGCTTCGTTAAGTTGCTGCTGTCTTGCACCCATATCAAGGTTAATGCCTTGCAAAGCAGCTTGGCTATACAAGTCATTCTTGCTCATTTCACGATTGCGGAATGCGGTGTTATACGCTTCCGTTCCCGGTGCTAAACCTTGGTTTGCTAGAGTTTGTGCAAATGATCTATCACCCGCTTGAATTGTCGGGTCTAAACGCTGCAAAATTAGATTTTGTGCAGTCATCCCTGCGTTGAGGGGCATATTAGAAAAGTTTGACGTATCAATTTGCGTAGTTAATGGAACTTCGCCCATCGCTCTACCGTAATCATCAACCGTGTTTTGCGCTCTACCGTAATCAGCAAAAGTCTTTTGGATTTCTGTCGATGTAGGTTGAAATGGTGTTGAAAGAATGCCTCTAGCGTTATTAATGCCAGTTTCGCCAAGACCTGCTAACGCACGTTGGACACGCTGTTGTGCTTCAAGAGTAGCTTGCGCCTCTGGGTTAAGCGTTTGCGTGATAGTAGGAATGCCACCACCCGTCATATAAGTATTGCGGTCTGGTGCTGTGCCGCTAGCCTGTCTTGCAGCATCGTAACCAGCTTGATCAAAAAATGTGCCTGTGTCGGCTGCACCACCAACATCAGAGCTTCCACCACCGCCATTGGATCGGATAAAGTCAGCACGATTTACAGCGTTGCCCTGATTAAACTTTGCTAAGTCTGCGTTATACCGAGCTTCGTCAAAAGTAGGGTTACTATATGAAACCGTCTGTGTGCCAAATGGAGTAAACATATTAGGGTTGCTTAATTTTGCGCTTTGTTGTGCAGAAATTAAGTTTTGTTGTCCCTGCTCTTTTGCAGCACCAACGTAGTCTGGTGTTGGTGGTGGAGAAACTGACTTACCCATAGCGTACCCCTAAGAATCGGCAATCTTTTCGTGCCAATGTCATAAATATAATGTCACCCAATGGTGAACCATCTTTAATTCTTGCTTCTTCTGCGAAACCCATGTTCTGTACTAATTTTATGCTTTTTTGGTTATCTGTGACCACGGGAACAATGATTTTTTCTACATTTAACACATTGAAAGGATAGTCAAAAATTGCTTTTAAATACGTTTTTGTTAATCGTCCTTCTATTGCTATGTGACAAAAAACCGTTCGTTTGTTCCAGTTTTCGTAAATAACACCCGCAATTGTTTTAGCGTCTTTTTGTAAACCGATTGCACTAGAATGCTTTGCAAAGTAACTTCCATCAGTTCGGTCAGCAACCCAGTTGCCAATTTCCTCGCCTTGCACTATATGCCAGCCCATCCCGTCTGGTAAACAATATCCGTTGATGCCCAAAGCAGATTTACCCCTTGTGATGCAGATTTAAACTGCGTAGAACCACAGTAACCAATGCCTGTGATGCCTTGCCAATTATTGCTAACCGTTATGTTTGAACCCCATGACGATTCGTCCCAAATTCCCGAATCCCAAAGACCCGCATTACTAGGAGAAAACTCCGCAGCAGCAGCTAAATCCTCTAATTGAAAATCTATGTTCATTCCAATGTATACAGTCGGATCACCGTTTGTAAACAAAGATGGCCTAGCTCTGGTAAAGTATTTCTTTACGCCACGACTTTCAAAGTAGTTAAACGCTTGAAATGCGTTGGTGTTAATGTTTGCACCATCGTCTGCATAAGAATCATCCCACGCATGACCAACAAAACCGTTTCCACCAAAATACGGCTCGTTGTCAAAGATTTCCCAACAATTTGCGTTCCAATTTGTAAAGTTACACCACGATTTAGTGATGTTATTCATTACATATTGTTGTTGCAAACCTGTTCCAAATGGAATATTGACAGTCAAAGCGTTGTGCTTTGGGTCAAATATCATTTGCCAACCAAAGTTATCACCGTAAATTTGTGACGCTCTAGCAAAAGCACCTTGAATCTTGTCTGACAACGCTACTCTTGGGTCTAATCGTGATGATTGCAAACTTGCAGCAAGCGGGTAAACACCGTTGTACGTCAAGATGACAATATCGCCACCGTACTTAATCATGCAACGCTTGCCTACGGGTTTACCTGTGCGCCAAACGCCAATCAATGCCCACTTAGTGACATCAGAGGGGTCTGTTCCTGCGTATACAATGACTTCACCGTTAGACGTTATAAACACTAGGTTATCGTCTACTCCATAACCTGCGTCAATTGTCCACGTTCCAACAGCGACCAAGTATCCACCAAGTTGTGCAACAGAACTCATGTCAATGTAGTTAGCTGCACCTTGAATTGACAACGTAGGCAAATAATATGCTCTTAGCGTATCGTTTTGCGTAAACCAAACTTGGTTTTTAAATGTAGTGATATTGCTAAACGTAGTATCAGTAACGCCTGTAATCGTTGGATTAGTCCATGTAGAACCATCGTAGAGCAAAGGTCTATCTACACCATTGACAGCGTATAAATAGCCGCCAGCAGGGGTTGTGACGTTTATGTATTCCCATCTAGCGTTAGTTAGTCCAGTTTCTACTGCTGCGCCAACAACACCGCTTGTGGTTACGTCATAGATTTCTGTACCAACACAAGCAAATAGCTCGTTTGTAGCACCAGATGAGTACCCCATTAAAGTTTGAACTTGACCCGGCAACCCTGTAGCGTGTTTTGTGAATCCGGGTCTAAGCACCACGTTATTGACCGATGGAAACAAATTGGTAAGCTGAACAGCGTCCAGCAAGTCCATGTTTGCAATCGAATCTCGTGCGTTCCAACCGCCTACTGGCGCAGGTAATGACGCAACTTTAGCTGCGGTTCTCTGTACTAGCGAGTTAACACCTCTGCGTGTAGCCATGGTTAGTTCGGGCCATATCCGGTGTCAGGGATGTTGTCGTAACCAATCAGAACCGTACCCGGTCTTGGTGCAAACGACAAGTTAGCAGCACTCATGTCTTGACCCATAACTGTTTCAAGCTCAGTCAAAAAGTTTCTATACATCGCTGTGGTATCGAAGCCTTTTGCTTCAAAATACTTGAGCTTTGTCATCAAAACCATTACACGATCAGGATAAATACACCTATCATCATCGTTTGTAAATGAGTTTTTAGCTGTTCCGTCAGAACCCTCTGCCCACGCTTGGGAACGGTACTCATAACCAAGCAGCTCATTGGTGGACACGCCGGGCCATATCTGGAAGAAGTTACCAAGCAAACGCCACCGAATGCGAGGGCCTGTCGAGATATACCCCGAAAGCAGCCATTCCCATTGCTGTGCGTCTGTTGGCCCTAACATCTCCCATCTTTTTGACTTATCCCAATGAGTACGGGGAACAGAAGCATCGTAGTCAGCAGGTAGCGGATACTTTACTTTCATAAAGCATAAGTCAGCACCCACATACGTTCCTGTGGATGGTTGGTTAACCGTTACTTGCGTTGGTGAGTCCACGCTAACAATGTAGGTAGCGTTCCCAAGACCGTTACCAGTTACTTGATACGTTGTATCAAACCCTGCGGTGCTTGGGATGTTTGTGATTGTGTAAGTATCAAGAACAACGTCACCAGTAGTATTAGTGAAGTCTGTTGTAAACAAATGCTGCTTAGTTATTCTGCGCCAATCATGTTTCTTAAGCAATTCGTAACCTGATGCGTTCATCAGAGCTAAGATTTGAATAACGTCTTGATTGGTATTTCCTGCAACAGAAGCAGGGGTAGACACGCCTAACTCATTGGTTACCTGAGTAACTAATTGCAGCATTGTTGACATTTATTCCTCTTTCTTTGGTCTACCAACCTTTTTATCAGCCATAAAAGCGGAAAGCTGCTCTTTCAAATCAGCTAACTCTTGCTTTGTTTTTTCCATCTCTATTTGGCTGTCAGACTGATTTTTGTTCATTAAATACGCTCTTGCACGTTCACGCAAACCTGCTGCGCCCATGCCTACCTTTTGAAGTTGCATATCCGAAGCTGTTGCTACTTGCTCAACGGTTTGAAACTTCAAAATGCTTAATTCTTCCATCTGCATTTGATTAAACTCAGCAGGTCTTGCAATGTGCCAATCCTTTAGCGGAGTACCAATTACGTCTGCATTGCTGTTTTGCATTTGATAGTGCAGCCATTGGCGGGGAAACCGCTGCTTGTGACTTTCACGCACAGGTTGCTCAACAACATTAGTCTTATCGCCCGGTACTACGATTCGCACAAAAGGAACATCTTGGTATGGTTTCTGCACATCTGAGCTTGGATGCTCAAAGGTATAGAACTCTACAAACAATTGTGAATCTGCATTACGAATATCGCTATCTAGTCCCAAAATCCTCTCCCGTAGATTTAAAAAAAGGGGGAAGGTTTCCCAACCCCCTGTACTATTTTACACCGATGCTTTGCTGAACCAAGCAAAATCACCAGAAACTAGCGCATAAGCAGGGCTTGTGTAAGCTCCACCAGTCGCAGTAACTAGGAATGTTGTTGGACTAACGGTACAAACAGCAGTTGATGCTGGAATGGATGCGTTAGCTTTTGCAAAAACATAAAGCAGACCATCTGAACCAAACGCTTGCAAACCCAACGGGCCTTCTGTTGGAATAGCAACACCAGCAGAATTAAGGTTAGTGTTAGCGGTTGAACCAATGGTTGTGCCAATAATTGGCGATACTGAATAAGCCATGATTTTTCCTTTAAGCGATCAAAACGCCGTTGAACTGAGGGCCAGAGGACGTAAGGTTGCCGGCCCATCCGATCAATTTAACGATAGCGTCTTGGTTGACAGCTTGACGCTCTCCACCAATCGGCACAAAGTTACGATCAACGTGAGGACGGAACATCATGTACTTGGTGTTCAAGAAGAACATATGGTTTGCAGTTGCATCGTTACCGATACCACCGTCAAGAACCACATCAGAAGCCATACCAGCACCGTAATACTTAAGTGATGCAAAACCAGCACCTACGTTGGAGTTTCCACCGTCAGTAATACGCTGAATAGCTTGCAGCGACTGAAGATACAGGCTGTAGTAGTTGTTGTCGCAAACGATCAAGTCAGGCTTGTCTGTTCCACGAATCAGCTGAACAGCAACCGAATCCATATACTTCTGGATGTTGGAAGCAGAAACAGCACCACCGTTTGCAGCACCTGAGAATGACACGGAACGCCAAAACGACCAAGTAGCACGATTGATTCCACCGTATGTGCCTGTTGAGGGCGCATCAGGAACAGCCGCAGCCAAACCTGTGATGTTCTTGCCGCTGTTGCCAGTACCGTCACCGTAGATGTCTTGCGAAATACGGTTAGCTAACTGAGCTTCAGCAACTTGCATACGACCATCAAGCAAGTCGATGATTGCTTCTTTGCCGC